AGAAGGTCCACGGGGGGGCGTTCGGGAAGCGTGGCAAGCCCGACATCACGGGGTGCGTCCTCGGACGCAGGTTCGACATCGAGGTGAAGGTCGGGAAGAACAGGCCGACCCCGGCCCAGCTGAAGGCGATCGAGGAGTGGAAGGCCGTCGGCGGGATTGCCGGGTGGGTCACGTCATGGGCGGAGACGGTCGCCCTTTTTCGGAGCTATGGGCTGGACGTTGAAAGGGCGGGTTAGGGGGATGGGCGGGATTCGGAGCGAGGTTCCGCGTCTCGCGGCCCTCATTGCGCTGATCGCACACTACCACCCGAGGGGGCTGCGGGTCCTGCTCGGGGATTCGCCGGAGCCGACCACGGAAGAACTGGCAGAATTGCTGGACAGCCTCCAGCAACAGGACGACCTGGGGGTCATGGTCGACGGCGGGGTGAAGGCGGGGGAGGGGCTCGCCCTCTATTGCCGGGTGGAGCCGATCCTCGAGATCGTCGATCTCGCCGGGGGATGGGCCGAGATCCAGGCGTGCGCCCGGCAGGTCCGCTCCCTCGAACCGCTGGCGTGGAACCTGTTCGCGGAATGCGTCATGTGGGTCGGCTCCGGGTCGCGCCTGAACGAAGGCGGGCATCTGGAACGGATCGCGCAGAAATACGGGGTCTCGGTCCCGACGGTCTACCGCTGGCGGAACGAGGTCCCCAAGCTGATCGCCCGGCACGCCTTGCTTGGAGGGCAAGGTGTGCTATGCTTTATGGGCGCGGAAACGACGGGATGAAAGCAATGCCGTCTAAAAGACGGCATGATAAGTTTATTTAGGATTATGATTCGGTAACTGAGGGGATGGGAGCGTTCGGGGGGCTGGAGTAGAATGATATCGGTGCGAACGATGGGGCCGTGGGGGGATTCCCCCAAACAGGTGGCCGGTTCCCGATCGTTCGCTCCGGCTTCCCCCTATTTTCAGTTTCTCTTCCCCCTTCTTCCCTACCTCTCGCCGGGGTCGATCCCCGGCGGACATCGACCGCCCTTCCCGGGAAACCGGGAGGGGTGTTTTTTTATGCCGTGAGGAGGATCCAGCCATGACGCCAACGCGCCTTTCGCCGACGCGAATCGCGACCTACCTGAAATGCCCAGCCTCGTACAGGTATCGATACGAATCCGGCCTCCCCGAGACGCTGAATCCGTGGATGATCCGCGGGATCGCGGTCCACGCCGCCGTCGAGGCGTTCTACCGTGGGAAACTCCAGAACCGTCCCCTTTCGGCTGACCAGGTCGCGAAGATCGCCGAGCGGGCGTTCAACGAGGAGCTTCGGAGGTTCCCGCTGGAGGAGCAGAAGCGGTTCGACAACCTGCTGGGCCTGCGCCTCGACGCGAAGACGATGGCCCGGTGCTACTGCCGGGACCTCGGGGCGAGGATCGTACCAGTCTGCGTGGAGCAGGAGGTCGAGAAGGCCCTGCCCTCCGGCGTGACGGTCGTGGGACGGGTGGATCTGGTCGAGGAGCGGGGGGTCCGGGACCTGAAAACGGCTTCGAGGCCGCCCTGCGGATCGGAGGCCGTCGAGAGCCTCCAGCTTCCCGCCTATGCGTGGATGATGGGAATCAGCCTCCCCGTGATGGGGTACCTGGACTTCACGACCACGACGACGGTGTTCCCGGTCCCCGCCGAGATCACGGAGAGGAGCGTCGAGGCGTTCGTGACGAGGGCGGAGCGGGTCGCCCAGGGGATCGCGAACCGGGACTTCCCCGCCACGCCGGACAACCCCGGGGCGTGTTTGCGGTGTCAGTTCGCACAGGAGTGCATACCACAGGCGGGTATTTCATTAAAGAGGAGTGTTTCGACCCCTTATATATAGGCGTTTGGAAATGCCATTTTGGTTTCGGGAAATCGAAAATGCCGTCACTGTAAAGGACGATTTGAAAGTGTGATTATTAAAAATAACGAAATTTAACGAGTAAAAACAGGCACGAGACCAGTAATTGCAATGGTTTGATGCGTTTAATAGTAATGATAACGTTTTTTTGGAAAATCCCAAAACAAAAATCGAAAATCGAAAATCCCCATATATAAGGGGCGGAAATTCCCCAACCCCCCACGGAGGGGGTGGGGGAAGGTTGCATCTATAAAAAGGGGAGTGTGTGGCGATGCAGGTGGAGATGAAGGCGATCGAGGACCTGATCCCCTATGCCCTGAACGCGAGGACGCATTCGGATGAGCAGGTGGCACGGATCGCGGCCAGCATCCGCGAGTTCGGGTTCATGAACCCGATCCTTATCGACGACAAGGGGAACGTGATCGCTGGGCACGGGAGGTTGCTCGCCGCCCGGAAGCTGGGGATGGCGGCGGTCCCGTGCGTGGTCCACAGTCACCTGACCGAGGCCCAGCGCAAGGCGTACATCCTCGCCGACAACAAGCTGGCGCTCGATTCGGAATGGGATCCCGACCTGCTGAGGGTCAATATCGAGGGGCTGAAGGTGGAAGGGTTCGACCTGGGGCTGATCGGCTTCAGCGATGTGGAGGTCGAGGAGATCCTTGACGGCGGGGAGGAGGACGACCCCCTTTACACGAGGAAGGTCACGGCTCCGACCTACGAGCCGACGGGGGAGAAGCCCCCCGTGGGGGATCTGTACGACGCCTCAAAGACGCTGGAGCTGGTCCAGCGGATCCAGGCCGCGGATATCCCGGACGAGGAGAAGGCGTTTCTGATCGCGGCGGCATCCCGGCATACCGTGTTCAATTATGAGGCGATCGCGGACTACTACGCCCATTCGGACGCGGAGGTCCAGAGGCTCATGGAGGAGTCGGCCCTTGTGATCATTGATTTCGACCGGGCGATCGAGCTGGGGTATATCCGTCTGTCCGAGAGGATCGCCGATATCTATCGGCAGGAGAAGGGCGATGGGGATGCGTGAGGTCAAGCGCCGGGAGGGGGATTTTGCGACCTTCATCCTGACGAATCGCCGGGCGGGGAACGTGAGGACGTACAAGACGCTCCGGCAATGCGGGTACACCGGGCCGATCTATCTCGTGGTCGACGATGAGGACCCGCAGATGCCCCTGTACCGGGAGCAGTACTGGGATCAGGTGATCGTGTTCCCCAAGCAGGACGCCATCGACATCACGGACAGCGGGGACAACCTGAGGAAGCGCAATTCCGTGGTTTATGCCCGCAACTGGTGCTTCCGCATCGCCAGGGATCTTGGATTGCAGTATTTCTGGGAGCTGGACGACGATTACGTCGATTTTGGCTACGCGGTCAATCACCGGGGGGAGTACATCACGGCGGACACGAAGACCAAGCGCCTCGACGATCTGCTCGATGCCTGCATCGAGTTTCTGGAGGTTTCCGGGGCGTATTCGGTCGCCTTTGCCCAGGGCGGCGATTTTCTGGGCGGGGAGAATGCGACCGTGATGAAGCGTTTCCGTGAAAACGTCCTCTATCGCAAGGTGATGAACTCGTTCTTGTTTTCCGTTGACCGGGAGGTCCGCTTCTACGGGCGGATCAACGAGGACGTGAACATGTATGTCGTGGAGGGGATGCGCGGGAAACTGCTCGCCACCATTCCTCAGTTGAGGCTGACGCAGACGACGACCCAGCAGGCGGATGGCGGGCTGACGGACATCTACCTCGACCTGGGGACGTACGTGAAGAGTTTTTATTCCGTGATGTATGCCCCGTCGTGCGTTCGTGTGTTTGAGATGGGGTACACCCATCGGCGGATCCATCATCAGGTGATTTGGGCAAACGCGGTGCCATGCATTCTGAGCGAGCGACATCGCAGGGAGGAGGTGAGGGCCGTTGCCGCAGAAACCTCATGTGCCGACCGAGGTCACCCGTGCTGAGGTTCTGGCGCTTGCTGGGTTCGGGACGAGGCACGAGGACATCGCGACCTATCTGGGGATCACGGTGCCGACGCTGACGAAATACTACAAGGAAGAGCTGGCGACGGGGGCCATCAAGGCGAACAGCACTGTCGCGAAAACCTTGTACAAGCTGGCGATCAACGGCGACGCGAAGTCGTGCATGTTCTGGCTGAAGACGAGAGCTGGCTGGCGTGAGACGGACGGCCCGTACAGGGATGACGGGAGCGCGATCCGCGAGCTTGCCAACGCGATTCGGAGCGTAGCGAATGGTCGACCTGAAACCGATGAGTCCGAAACAGCTTCGGTCGATTAGGGAGGGGAATGCCCGGATCAACGTGTGGGAAGGTTCGGTGCGTTCCGGGAAGACGTTCTCATCGATCCTCCGGTGGCTGGTGTTTCTGGACGAGATGCCGAAGGGGAACCTGCTCATGGTCGGGAAGACAGGGCGGAGTCTGGAGAACAACGTCCTGAGCCTGATCGCGGAAATGGTCGGGCAGGGCAACTGCCGGATCAACCGGGGTCTCGGCGAGGCGTACATCTGCGGTCGGAAGGTCCTGCTGTCGTCGGCGAATGACCTTCGGTCGGAGCAGAAGATCCGGGGGCTGACGCTGGCGGGGGCCTACTGCGACGAGGTGACCCTGTACCCGGAGAGCTACTTCAAGATGCTCCTGTCGCGGTTGTCCGTGGCCGGGGCGAAGCTGTTCGGGACCTGCAACCCCGATTCCCCGTACCACTACCTCAAGCGGGAGTATCTCGACCGGGCGGGCGACCTGGACCTGGCCCGGTTTTCCTTCGTGCTGGACGACAACCCGGCGCTGGACCAGGCCTTCGTCGCGGCGCTCAAGCAGGAGTACACGGGGTTGTGGTACCGACGGATGATCGACGGGGAATGGGTCGTGGCGCAGGGGGCTGTCTATGACATGTGGGATGAGTCGGTTCACACCTACGAGGCCCTGCCGCCCGATGTGGTCCCGTTCCGAAAATTCGTCGGGGTGGACTACGGCACGGCGAACCCCTGCGTGTTCCTGTACGCCGTCGAGGACACGCTGGGGCGGGGGTGGATCGAGGACGAGTACTACTGGGATTCGGTGGCGAAGAGTAGGCAGAAGACGGACGACGAATACGCCGACGATCTGGAGCGGTTCATCGAGGGGCGGGATATCGCCTTCGTGGTCTGCGATCCGTCGGCGGCCAGCTTTATCACGACCCTGAAGCGGAGGAAGATCCGCGTTAAGGCGGCCGACAACGCGGTGGTCTCGGGGATACGGACCGTGTCCTCGGCGCTCAAGAACGGGAGGTTGAAGGTCAACCGGAACCGGTGCCCGAACCTGATCCGGGAGGTCACGTCCTACGTGTGGGATGACAACGCGCAGTTGAGGGGCGAGGATGCCCCGCTGAAGCAGAACGACCACGCGGTGGACGCCCTGCGGTACCTCTACACGACGGCAATCGGCAAGGGGCGGGACAGGGGCGTCTCGTCATTCTGATCGGAGGAGGGGGAACATGGCCGAGCGGTTGCAGGCGGATGTTGGAACGCCCTGTCTCGAGTACATGCGGATGGCCCAGTCGTGGGACATGATCGAGGCCCTGCTTGGCGGGACCAGGGCGATGCGGGCGAGGGGGAGAACGTATTTGCCGAAGCACCCCAACGAAACGGATGCCAACTACGCGATCCGGCTTTCGCGGTCGACCCTGACCAACTATTTCAGGGCCACGATCCGGCACCTCGGCGGGAAGGCGTTCGCGAAGCCCCTGGCACTCGGCGACGACATCCCCCCGCAGATCGTGGAGTGGATCGAGGACATCGACCTTTCGGGCCAGCACCTCAGCGTGTTCGCCTCGTCCTTGTTCCAGCACGGGCTAGCCTACGGCAAGGGGTATATCCTCGTGGACCACCCCCGCGTTCCTCCAGGTCTCACGCTGGACGAGGAACGAAAACTCCACGTCCGGCCCTACTTCGTGTTCATCCCTTGCCAGAACGTCATCGAGATCAAGTGGAGCGACGACGGATTGACGATGCTCCGGGCCAGGATCCGGGAGACGGTGACGGTGCCCGATGGGGAGTGGGGCGAGAAGGAGGTCGTCCGGGTGCGGGTTCTCGTTCCCGGGGGCTATGCCCTGTACGAGCAGGTCCGGGGGGAGAGTGGGAAGATCGAGTGGATCCTGCTGGAGCAGGGGCCGATGTCGATCGGCGAGATCCCTCTGGTGGAGTTTTTCGCCAACCGCCCTGAATCGCGGTTCGTGACCACGCCACCGCTGGAGGACCTGGCGTACCTGAACGTGGCCCATTGGCAGAGCGCCAGCGACCAGCGGAACGTCCTCACGGTGGCCCGGTACCCGATACTGGCGGCCTCCGGGTGGGACGCCAACGATCCCGACATCACGGTGGGGCCACAGCAACTCCTGAAAACGGAGAACCCCAACGGGAAGTTCTACTACGTCGAGCACAGCGGGTCGGCGATCGCGGCCGGCCGTCAGGACCTTGAGGACCTCAAGGCGGAGATGGCGATGATGGGGTTGCAGATGCTGGCCCCCCAGGCTACGGGGACGGGGGTCACGGCGACGGCGAGTCAGATCCGGTACGTCGAGTCGACATCGGCCCTGCGGATGATGGCGGACAACCTCACGGACGCGCTGGAGAACGCCCTCCTGCTCATGGCGAAGTGGGTCGGACTGCCGGACGGCGGGAGCGTGACGTTGCAGGGCAATTTCGAGCTGGACCGCGACGAGGCGTCAGACGTCCAGAACCTGCTGAACCTCCGGGTGGCGGGGGAGATCAGCCGGGCGACCCTGTGGAAGGCGCTCGTGAAGCGGAAGCTTCTCCCGGAGGATTTCGACGAGGAGCGGGAGGCGTTGCAGATCGCGTCGGAGAACGATCAGGTCGGACTGCTGGGATAGGGGTGGGGTTCCATGCCGACGGTGAACGAACGGCTGGTGGACGCCACCTATCTCTATTTCACCTACCTGATGCAGTACGCCAAGGGCGCGGGGCAGGAGGTCCGCAGGATGATGGACCGCCTCGGGGGGGATCTTGCCTCGCAACTCGCGCTGGCGAGCAAGGCCGACGGGTCGGGGATCGATACGGGGAGGATCCGTGAATTGCTGGCCCAGGTCAACCGGGTGATCGAGAATGGGATCGGCGAGCTGAGCGGGAAATTCGGGGTTGAGCTTCCCGCGATCTCGAGGCTGACGAGCGATTATTTCGTGAAGTCGATGAACGCGATTCTCGACGTTCGGATGTTCACGTCGGGCTACAACCTGATGGCGGGGCTTTCGGAGGTCTCGGTGTTCGGCAAACCCCTAGGCGACTGGTGGAGCAAGCAGTCGCAGGAATTGCGGGACGCCTTCGAGACGCAGATGCGGATCGGGGCGGTTCGGGGGGAATCGGTCCAGCAACTCATGGCCCGGATTTTCGGCGGGACGGTCCAGAACGGGGTGAAGGTTCCCGGGATCATGGAGGGGGCGACGAGGCGGGCACAGGCCCTGGTCAGGACGGGGATCCTGTCGCTGAGCAACGGGGCGAGGGAGGCCGTCATCAAGGACAACGCCGATATCGTGAAGGGGGTCCAATGGGTCGCTACGCTGGACAAGGGCACATGCCCGATCTGCGGTGCCCTGGACGGCAAGGCGTGGAGCCTTGACGACCTCACGCAGACGCTGGACGGCGAGGCAATCGAGATGCCGGGGATGCCCCCGGTCCATCCGAACTGCCGCTGCACCGTGATCCCGGTGCTCCGGTCGTTCCGGGAAATGGGGATCGATGCCGACGAGATCCCTCCGGGGACGAGGGCCAGCATGGACGGGCAGATCCCAGCGACGGTATCCTATGAGCAATGGTTCGCCTCGAAGGATCTTGAATTCCCTGGGTTCGCGGAGGCGGTCCTCGGGAAGGCGAACGCCGCCCTGTGGAAGGCGGGGGGCCAGCAGGGGCTTTTGAAACTGCTGGACCAGACCTCGAAGCCTCTGACGATCGAGAAGCTGGGGACGGCCCTTGAGAACGCCGTCGAGAACCTGGCGTCCACGTCCCCGATCCGGCCTTCGACGGGGAACCTCCCGGCGATCACGCAGGCCGCCCGGGAAACGAGGGAGCACCTGCCGTCGGCTGACAACGCCGGGATTGAGGCGATCGTCCGGGGGGATTTCGCGAAGAGGGGGATCGACCTGACGGAGCAGGAGGTCCGCGGGGTGCGGGCCGCGCTCCGGGGGTACTCTGGGTCGTTCTATTCGTACATCCGGGAGTTTCAGGAGAAGGGGTTCGTCGAGGGCGGGAGCGCCAGTGTCAACGAGGTCGTGGGCGGGATGGCGAGGGATCTGAACCGCTGGATCGACAACGCCCCGCGCTGGCCCTCCGAGAAACCGATCTATCGCGGTATGCTGGGTGAGAGGCCCTATGCGATCTTCGACCTTGTCCCTGTGGGCGGGAAGGTCGAGATCGAGGGGCTGACCAGCTTCACGTCGGACATCGACGTTGCCGATAAGTTCGCCGGGATCGCCCACGGTGGGCTGATGCGGAACGTTGTGATCGAGGTCGTCGGGGGGGATTACGTCGGTACGTCCATGACGTTCGCCTCGGCGTTCCCGGACGAGAAAGAGGTTCTGGTCAGGGGCGGGCAATACCTGAGGATCCTGTCGAAGCGGGTGGACGGGAATCGGCTGTGGGTGAAGGCTCGTATCGAGGGGGGGCGGACGTGAGGAACGAGGAGAAGCGGGATCTGGGGAGCAAGTGGCAGGAGGATTCGAGGGCCATCGGGGAACGGGGCATCGTGTACGTGGACGAGCAGGGGAGACGGCACAGGCTGACGCCGGACGGGAGGGACACGATCCTCCCGGAGGCCCCGAACGTCAAACCGTCATAGGGAAGTGCCGGGGGACACCGGGAGGGGTCCCCCGGTTCATTTTCTGGCTGGCGAGAGGCCAGCAAAAAAACTTTCACCGGGAGGGTGACGCACATGGCATTGAAGGCGGTCCTCGATTCGCTGGACGGGCTGGAGGAAGGGCTTCGGTCCCTCTATACCCAGAAGGACGGTAGGTTTGTTCTGGACGTGGAGGGGCTGGAGGACACGAGCGGGCTGAAGTCCGCTCTGGAGAAGGAGCGGAAGGCCGCACGGGAGTACGAGCGGAAGATCCGGGCGTGGCAGGAGCTGGGCAAGACCCCCGAGGAGATCGCCGAGCTTCTGGAGGCCCAGAAAAAGGCCGAGGAGGAGCGGGCGACCAAGGCCGGGGAATGGGAGAAGCTGAAGGCCCAGATCCTCGAGAAGCACGCCGCCGAGCTGGGCAAAAAGGACGAGGATATTAAGCGGATGCGGGGGACCCTCGAGAGATACCTCATCGAGGCGGCCGCCACGGATGCGATCGCCTCTGCCAAGGGCGTCCCGGCCCTGCTCCTACCCCATGTTCGCAACGCGGCCCGTGTGGTCGAGGACAACGGGGAATACGTCGTGCGGATCGTTGACGCGAAGGGGGATCCTCGCGTGAACGCGCAGGGCGGTTTTCTCACGATCAAGGACCTCGTGGAGGAGATGCGGGCGTCCGACGTGTTCGGGAGGGCGTTCGACGGGACCGGGAAATCGGGGGGCGCGACCCCGCCGAGTCCCGGGAAGGCAACGGCCGGACCGATCATGCTGTCCCGCGCCGACGCGAAGGATCACGCGAAGTACCTGGCGGCCCGTGAGGCCGCTGAAAAGGCGGGGGTGGAGCTACAGATCGTCGATTAGCCCCTCCCGCGATAATCCTACTCAACAGGGAGGAGAAAACGCATGGCAAACGTGCTGAGCAACTACGATCCCATTTTCTACGCCAACGAGGCGCTGATCCAGCTTCGCAAGAACCTGGGCTTGGCGGCCCGTGTGCACCGCGGCTACGACCCGACCCCCCAGCAGAGAGGGTCAACGATCAACATCCCTCGTCCGACCTCGTTCACGGCTACGGAAGTGAACCCGACGACCGGGGGGACCACGCAGGACATCGACGCCGGGAACGTCTCCCTCGTGCTCGACACGTGGAAGGAAGTCAAATTTGCGCTCTCGGACAAGGAGCTGGCATACACGAAGGAGCGGATCATCGAGGACCACATCGGTCCCGCGGCCTACGCCCTCGCTGACGCCATCGACCAGAGCATCGCGAACGTCATCAAGCTGTTCCCGTGGCACAAGGCGATTTCGGCCACCGCGCCGACCGTCGGGGATATCACGGCCGCCAAGGCGGTCTTGTCGAACCTGCGGGTCCCCATGCTGGACGGGAACGTCCATTTCATGATCGATCCCACGCTGGAGGCTCAGCTGACCGCCCTGTCCGCATTCGCCACGCAGTCCGGTTCCGGGCAGGCTGGGGTCGACACCCAGCTTCGCGGGTATCTCGGGACCCGGTACGGGATGGAGTTCTTCATGAATCAGAACGTCCCGAGCGTGACCTCCGGCACGGCCGCCGACACCTCGGGTGCCGTGAACGCGAACACGGCGAAGGGTGCCACGGAGATCGTCTGCAAGTCCTTCACGCAGGGCGAGACGATCAAGGTCGGCGATATCCTCGCCATCACGGGGGACGACCAGCAGTACGTGGTCACGGAGGACGTGACGGTTGGGGCCAGCACCACGACCATCAAGATCTTCCCGGCGCTGGCGAAGGCGGCCGTTGTGGACGCGGTCGTCACCCTGAAACAGCCCTCCGGCTCCGGCGGGACGAAGGCGCAGAATTTCTTGTTCCACCGGAACGCTATCGCGCTGGGCATGGGCGTCCTGTCCGAGATCGGGAACAACATCGGGGCCAGGATCGCTACCGTGACTGACCCGGTTACCGGGCTAACCCTGCGGTCGAGAATGTGGTACGACGGCGACCACAGCCTCGTGAAGGTCAGCCTCGACGCCTTGTGGGGCGTGAAGGTCCTCGACCCGAACATGGGGGTCCGCGTCGTCCAGACCGCGTCGTAGCGGTAGAGGGTAGAACCGTATTGGGGGGAGTCTGGCTATGGCCTGGCTCCCCCCCCTTCTT